TATAATAATAATATTATTATAACGCAATTATTATATATAGAAATAAATAATTAAAAAAATAATAACTATATATACTAATTATGGCCGGTGGTTTAATGCAATTAGTAGCCCAGGGGCAGCAAAATATTATTTTAAACGGTAACCCTTCTAAAACCTTTTTTAAGTCCGCCTTTGTTCAATATACTAATTTTGGACTACAGAAATTTCGAGTCGACTTCGAGGGATCCAAAACATTGCGTTTATCCGAAGAATCAACTTATACATTTAAAATTCCAAGGTATGCCGATCTGCTTATGGATTGTTATCTTTCCGTGAATCTCCCTACTATTTGGAGTCCAATTTTACCCCCTGCACAAAATCCAGAAATGGATACGACTACTCCAGGGCAATGGGTTCCTTATGAATTTAAATGGATTGAAAATTTAGGTGCGAAAATGATATCCAAAATTAGCATTACGTGTGGTAATTATACATTACAGGAATATTCTGGTGATTATTTATTAGCTGCTGTTCAGAGAGATTTTAGTGGAACAAAAAGAGCATTATTTAATGAAATGATTGGCAATGTTCGTGAAATATATGATCCGGCAAATGCGGGTTCACGTGTGAACTCATATCCAAACGCATTTTATAACGATTCCCTCGCGGGTCCAGATCCATCAATAAGAGGAAGAATATTATACATTCCATTGAACAATTGGTTCGGATTAAAAACGCAAATGGCTTTCCCTCTAACCTCATTACAATACAATGAGCTCCATATTAATATCACATTGCGTCCCGTTAATCAACTTTTTCAAATCCGAGACGTATTTGATTTTACATATAACTATCCATACGTAGCACCTAATTTTAATACGTGGTATATGCAGTTTTATCGTTTTCTACAACCTCCTCCTGATATTAATATCGGCATCGATTCTTATTCAGATCAACGAACATTATGGAATGCGGATGTTCACTTAAACTGCACTTACTGTTTTTTGTCGAATGAAGAAGAACGGGTCTTTGCTCTAGAAGAACAAAAATATTTAATCAAACAAGTTCACGAACAAAGATTCTATAATGTAACCGGATCGAACAAGATTCAATTGGATTCTTTAGGTATGGTTGCCAACTGGATGTTTTACTTTCAAAGAAGTGATGTTAATTTGCGAAATGAATGGTCAAATTACAGTAACTGGCCTTACAACTATATGCCACAAGATGTAATCCAAGCGCCTTCAGCGGGAAACTACACTATTTATAGAACCGATGCTTCGGGCAATTTAGTCCCTGTAGATATTGGACCTGGTGTGAATCCAAACGGAAAATTAACTGGTTTATTAATAACACCCACCTATACACAAGACAATGAAAAGAACATATTAAATGTATTGGGCATTTTGTTAGATGGATCTTATAGAGAAAATATGTTGCCATCCGGGGTTTATAATTATATCGAAAAATATACACGAACGAGCGGATTTGCGCCTCCTGGATTGTATTGTTATAATTTTTGTTTAAATTCAAATAATGCGGATTTACAGCCATCCGGCGCCATTAATATGAGTCGATTTTCTCAAATTGAATTGGAATTTACCACAATAATTCCACAATTAGACCCCCTGGCTCAATCGCTTGTAATATGTGATCCAGAAACAGGGGTGATTGTGGGTATTAATAAACCAACATGGCGAATATATGATTATAACTTTAATATGACACTATTTGAAGAACGTATTAACCAAGTTATTTTCATTGGCGGCAACTGTGGATTGGCTTATGCTACATAATAATAACTTTTTGTTTTTTTCGTTTTGTTTTTGTATTTTATTTAATAGATTATTTATTAAATAAAAGTTATTAAATTTATTTATATATTTATATATTTATATATTTATATATTTATATATTTATATATTATTATGTCTAGCAATGGAAGTTTTTGGTATGGAAATACGATTGGTTTCCCTGGTTTTTTATATAAAAAAAACAATGGAACTGGGGTAAGAAAAAGCACTAAATTCACTCCCGGAGGGGATGCGATTTGTAACCAACCCGTGTATTTGTATAATAGATACATTCCTGGTTCCGGTGTAGGTGCTTCTAACATATCTGTTAGACGACACAAGAAAATACTCGCTTCTAATTGTTGCGACAAACCATCCATAAATACAAATAAATTTATTTATTCATTCACATATACAGGAGATTTATCATATGTGACAAATTATCAATTAAATTTAAATATGCAACAATCTCAACCAAAATCCCATATGTATTTCAATAAAAGTAATAATTTAACGGTTAACACGAAACAAACAATTCAAAATATTAAAAATACGATTATGTATAATTTATTAAAACCATATATACCTATTTCCACGAAGGATAATCTGTTACAATATTCATACAGTGTAGAGGTTGATTCTAATAATTTAGTTGTTGTCACAGTTGATTATGTTTTTTATGATAATGGATACACTACGGATGGGTTACAATTTACCCTAGATGATAATTTTACACTACAAAATTTTTATAACGACAATACGACTGGATTAACTATCCATTACTTTGGATCAATTCCTTTATCCAGATATACAACTGTATTTCAATTTGTGTCGGGAAGTCAATTTTCCGAATTGAATATCACTTTTTTAGCACCAGACAAACCAACAATATTAACAAACACATCATTAAGTTATTGCTTTAGCAATGATCGCAATAAAGCAAATTTCAATTCAGATATTTCCAGTTGGAGCACTGTGAATGTATTTGATATGTCTTATATGTTTTATCAAGCATATATATTCACATCGGATCTATCTAAATGGAATGTTCAGAATGTAATAAATACGAGTAACATGTTTTACGAATGTTATAGTTTTGTTTCCGATCTTTCTAAATGGAATGTTTCAAACGTGAAAGATATTTCCTATATGTTTTATTACACTAAAAAATTTAATTCTGATATTTCTAAGTGGAATGTTTCCAATGTAACAAATATGTCGAACTTGTTTAACGGAGCATTTTTGTTTGATTCCGATATTTCTAATTGGAATGTCTCGAATGTAGAAGATATGTCCTATATGTTTTTTATGAGTTATTATTTATACTATATTCCTGAAGATACCATAATGGATGAAATTATTAGTGAAAAACAAGTTAATTCCCTATTCAACTCCAATATTTCCAAATGGAATGTTTCCAAAGTGAAGGATATGTCTTTTATGTTTTGCGGAGCAGACATATTTAATATTGATATTTCCAAATGGAATGTCTCGAATGTGACAAATATGACTTATATGTTTTATGGTGCTCAAGCATTTAATCAGAATATATCTCAATGGGATGTTTCTAACGTAGAAGATATGTCTTATATGTTTTGTAACCCCGAGTTGAAAAGTTCCGGTATAGAGTATGTGTTTAATTCAGATATTTCTCAATGGAATGTCTCCAAGGTGAAAGATATGTCATATATGTTTCACAGGGCATATGATTTCAGTGGAGACATATCTAGTTGGAATGTTTCAAGTGTTACATCGATGACGAATATGTTTAGAGATGCTGAGTCATTTGTTTCGAATATCTCAAATTGGAATGTCTCGAATGTCACCAATATGTCTTATATGTTTTATATGGAATCTACTTCCTTTAACTATAGTTGTATTTCCGATCTATCTGGCTGGGATGTATCCAATGTAACTGATATGTCTTATATGTTTTGTTCCGGATTAAAGGATAGTTCCCCTAGCAGTAATTTCAATTCAAATATTTCCAGCTGGAATGTATCCAACGTAGAAGATATGTCTTATATCTTTTTTGGTTCTACAAGTTTTAGTTGTGATATTTCTGGATGGAATGTATCTAATGTTAAAAATATGTCGTATATGTTCGCTTATGCGAATTCATTCAATACAAATATATCGAGTTGGGATGTGTCTAATGTAGAAAATATGTCTTACATGTTTTATAATCAAACTGGAGGATACACTGGGGATTTTTCTAGTTGGGTATTACAAAAGGATATTAATTTGATAGGTATGTTTAATGGCACAACCAATTTTGTTATAACATTAAAAAATGTAAATACATATAAAATAAATGATATTTTTGTTAGTTCTACTAATTTTAGTGGTGACTGTTCCGGTTGGTATTCATTAGAAATGATCCCTGACCCAAGTATTTCTGCTGATCTTGCTGATACATTCCCATTTATTTTTCATTTCACTACTGAATTCAATTGCGATCTTTCGTATTGGAATTATCCGAATCCTGTTAAATTTGATAATTTTTTTAATCGAGTATTCACATTTGGAGAATGTGGTTTAAACACTTGGACTGTAAAAGTAAATAGTATATATCGTTTTTTTGAAAGAATTAATGATACTACAATAAATTTATCTGATTGGGATGTTTCGAACGTGACAGATACTTTCTTTTTTATACGTAGATCACGTAATTTTACTTGTAATATATCTAATTGGAATTTATCAAATGTAACTAATATTAACTCGTTAATTGACAATTCGGATAATGTTAATTGTAATGTATCAAATTGGAATATTTCAAATGCGACTACACTATATGATTTCTTCAACGGTTGCGAAAATATTACGTTTGATATGTCGACTTGGGATGTTTCTAAAGTCACAACAATGAATTATATTTTTAATGGTAGTAATATAACAACTGGGGATTTATCTAGTTGGAATGTTTCCAGTGTAAATAGTATGGTGGGTTTGTTTTACGGTTCAGAAAATATTTCTTGTGGTGATATTTCCAATTGGGAAAGGGTTGATTCGACTGTTTCGAATGTAACTGATATGTCCTTTTTTCTTAGTTATGCGAATGGTATAAATAATATAGATATTTCAGATTGGAATGTTTCTAGTGTGACAAATATAAGATCCTTCTTTGATAGAGCAAAGAATATAACAATAGATATTTCAGGATGGGATGTTTCTAAAGTAATAGATATGCGTTCATTTTTTTTCGGATCACAAAATATAATTTGTGGAGATATTTCCAAGTGGGAAAGGGTTGTTCCGACTATTTCAACTGTTTCAAACGTTAAAAATATGCGGTTTTTTTTTGGTTCAACTGATAATTTCGATATTGATGTTTCAAATTGGAATGTTTCTGGTGTAACTGATATGAGTGGATTATTTTTTGATGTTTCAAATTTTAATACTAATATTTCAAATTGGGACGTTTCAAGTGTTACTAATATGTCTGATTTATTCGGACGGACTGATGATTTTTCGACTGATCTTTCAAATTGGGGTAGTAAAACTGGAAATGTAACCGATATGTCTTATATGTTTTATAACTCTGATAATTTTATGTCAGATCTTGCAAGTTGGAATGTTTCTAGTGTTACTAATATGTCGAATATGTTTTATGGTGTCAGTAATTTTAGTGGATTGGGATTAAATAACTGGAATACTGGAAACGTTACAGATATGTCCTATTTATTTGAATATTCAGATGGTTTAAGTATTAGTCTTTCAAATTGGAATACTTCAAGCGTAACTGATATGTCCGGCCTATTTTATTCCGTAACTAATTTTAATGTAACTGGAATAGATTCTTGGGAAAGGGTTGTTCCGACTGTTTCGACTGTTTCGAATGTAACCGATATGTCTTATATGTTTTATTTATCTCAAAATTTTAACGTCGATCTATCAACCTGGAATACACAAAACGTAACAGATATGTCGTATATGTTCACCGGTTCTAACAATTTTAACGGCAATCTAACAAATTGGGATTTAACAAGTTTAATTAATATATCATATATGTTTAGTGCATCCCTATCATATTTCCCCTCTCCAAATTATATTTATTTAACAAATTTTAATGGAATTGGATTAGATACGTGGGATACATCGAATGTTGAAAATATGACTGGGCTTTTCTCTAGAACAAACCTTGTAAATTTTGATTTTGTAAGTGGTTGGAATACTAATAATGTGACGAATATGTCTTATTTATTTGAATATGCTGAAAATTTTAATGTAGATCTTTCAACCTGGGATACAAGTAATGTTACAGATATGTCATATATGCTTTCCAATCAAAAATCCTTCACGAATTCAACGATTTGTGGATGGAATACTTCCAATGTTACAAAAATGAATGGACTTTTTTCGATTATTTATGATGAACTTTTTAATTTAACAGATGGTGTTGCTATCGATTTTTCACAATGGGATGTTTCCTCTGTGGAAGAAATGAGTAAAATATTTTGTATCCCTAAGTATGGGTTGTATGGATATGTATTTCAGGCAACTGGATTAGATCAATGGAATACATCGAGCTTAAAAGACTTTTCTAAAGCGTTTATGGGGACAATAAGCTTTAATGCGTTATTTACTAAATATTGGGATATGAGTAATGTTGAAACAATGGAAAAAATATTTGGAAATGAAAGGACTGGGGGGCCTTTTGGCATATCTTACCCCACCAATTCTATCACAATAGATACGTCTTTATGGAAAACACCAAATTTACAAAGATTAGATTCTTTTATGATTTATTTAGATCTACAAATTAATAATGTTGGATATAATTTACCTAAATCTAACATACAGGGTTTGGAAAATTTAAATACCGCAAATGTTACAACATTAGAGCTTGCATTCAAAGATGCCAGATATATTGATTGTAAATTTATAGAAAATTGGAATCTTGAAAAAGTTACAACTATATATTCAATGGCTGCTGTATATGATATATTTGTCGATAGTATTATTACAACACCATATTCATTATTTAATCCAGATTTTTCGAAAATAAAATTTAGAGATCTTGAGGATGCGTCGAATGCTTTTGTTAACGCAGATAGTTTTACTGGAAAAGGGTTTTTAAATGCGATCAGTGGAAGTAATGTAATCAACTTAGATAATACTTTTTTGAATTCTGGTATAACCACATCTAATGGTAACTCAACTAATACTATTTTACCCAATTTCAGTGTAGAATTAGCTTTAGATATAATGCTTAAAGCAGGTGTCTCAGGAAGAGCTGTAAATATGATGTTTCTAACAAGGGTTTCTGGAGCATTAAGTTTGGCAAATAAAAAACTATTATTGAGAAATGCTTATAGAAATTCATCTAGAGCAGTTTTACAGCCTAAAACATAATTTCGAATTCAAATTTTATAATTAATAATTTATATTTTCTTTAAGTTAAAAATAATATATATTATTTCAAATTCTGAACTCCTATACTTTATTGTTCCAAATTGGAAAAAGATTTTTCGATTTTGGACATTTATTTTTGTCCATTTTGCAAAACTATAAAGTAGATTCTGGGAAAAAATGAAAAAATCAGATTTACACCATAATCATCATAAATATGAAAAAAAATAATTTATTTTGTGATGACACTTTTTTAATAAATACTTATAATTATTTAAAAATATTTTCTTTAGGAAATATATGGAAATAATGGAAAACCCAAAAAACCCAAAAAAACCCACTAAATTCTGTTGCGAATATTGTCATTTTAACACACTTCATAAAAATGATTATAATAAACATTTATTGACACTGAAGCATCAAAATATGTGTTATGGAAACGAAATGGAAACAATTGGAAATGAAAAAACCCAAAAAAACCCAAAAAAACCCAATTTATTTATATGTTTGAATTGTAATAAAGATTACAAAACAAATTCTGGTTTGTGGAAACATAAAAATAGTTGTAACAAAAATTATAAAGATGACGATACACAAATCGAAAACAATAGCGATATACTAAATAATATGTCTGATAAGGATCTGATTATGATGTTAGTTAAGCAAAACACTGAGCTTTTAGAAGTGATTAAAAATGGAACACATAATAATAATAATAATAATAGTAATAATAACACGAATTCTCATAACAAAACATTCAATTTACAGTTCTTTCTGAATGAGGAATGTAAGGATGCTTTGAATATCAGTGAATTTGTTAGTTCTATAAAAGTCCAATTGGAAGATTTGGAAACAACAGGGCGACTAGGTTATGTAGAAGGTGTTTCCAGAATAATCAACAAAAATTTAAATGATTTGGATCAAACTAAGAGACCAATACATTGTAGCGATGCGAAGCGAGAAGTTTTATACATTAAAAATGATGATCAATGGATAAAAGAGAATGAAACCAAACCGATACTAACAAAAGCAATTAAACAAATTGCGAACGAAAATATAAAACAGATCAGTGAATGGAGAAAGAAGTATCCGGATTGCACTGATTCCGAATCAAGAAAGAATGATCTGTATCTAAATATTGTTAGTAATGCGATGTCAGGGTGCACCGCTGAAGAACAAACTACTAATTATGAGAAAATTATCACAAAGGTGGCAAAAGAAGTGGTGATCGAAAAATAAATATTTTTTTAATATCTCGAAACAGGAAAAAGCGATCTACTGTTTTCTGTATATTTCTCTTCGTTCATAGTACGTATATAGTCATCGTAGTAATCAATAAATTTACTTCTATTCACTTCATCTAATTTAGAAAGAACCATGACTAATATATTGAATGCTGCCGAATAATTATGTTGTCGCAACATAATATTTATTTGTCTTTTCGATCGTAATATGTAGCCTTCTATATCTTCAAATTTATAATCCATCTTATTTTTATTTTCCATTATACAATTATATATTATTATATAAATTATACAAGGTTTTTAAGTTTGTTTAGCTATTACTTTAAACAAACATAATGTATGGACCACTGTTTAATACCGGTCTCGATTGGAGAACTATTTGACAAATACAGTATTTTACAGATTAAAAAAGAAAGAATTATAGATGTAAACAAAATACAAATAGTTGAAAGAGAAATCAATTATTTAACGCCATTTATTGAAAAATATTCATCACAAATCAATAATCTATATCTTCTGGAAGAAATTAAAAATATTAATGAACAATTATGGGATGTGGAAGAAAA